AGCCGAGAAGACTGCATTTTATAAGATAAAAGCGCAAGCTGTTATTGATTATAATGATGCATCTCAGAAACAAGCCCAAATGATAGAATCTAAGGAACAAGAACAAGGACATAAGATGGAGAACAAAAAATGAACGACTTCGAACAAGAGAAATTAAGCCAAGAAGTAGCAGGCCTACATGAAGTAATAGAAGCTCTATTACTAAAGTTAGACTGCTGCTGTGAGTGCGACTGCATTGATGCAGAAGAAGAACTTCCAGATGAGGAGGAATAGGATGACCAAAAGAGGTTTTCCGATAACAAAGAATGAAGCTATTGATGCCCCCGGCAATCAAAAAGAACAACAGTTCATGGCTTCTGATGGAACAGGTAAGATTGGACCAAGACCAGTACCAACTAGCGTAGAATGGATAAAAAAAGTTAGAATGACTGGTGAAGAAGAAGACTTACCAGAACCATAAATAGTAAGCCTTATATAGGGCGGCGACCTAATTATTAAGGGCTCGCCCGTTAGGGCCAAGGCTTCATAGGACGGCTTACGCCAGTGTCCAAGGGTGGCCCACAAAAAAATATGGAGATATCAACATATGAATGAAACAAACAACAATACAGCCGATAATGGCAATATGACAGCAGGAGACAATAACACTGCTGACAATGAGGGTAACCTTACCGCAATATTGGATACTGTAGAAGAATCTGGAATGTTAGATGCTTTAATGGATGACCCATTACTTATGGCATTAGCTGCAATGGTTTTAGCTTTAGGCGCTTATGTCGCTTACACTATACCAGCAGTTAAAGAATTAGTTTTTAAATACTTAAAGAATAATGAAGCAGAGTTAATGGAGTTACTTGACAAGAACTTAACAAAGGTCCAGTTAAAAGCTTTTGAAAAGCTAGATGAAACAGCGCAAAAGCACGTAAAAGATTCTTTAGTGAGAAATGTTTTAGTCACAGCTTGGGATGAGAAGGACGATGAACTTACCGCATTGGTTAAGTCTAAAGTCAAATCAGCCCTTGATGAAGGCAAAGGACTTTGAACGAGAAGGATTACGAGCAAAGATTACGTCAGAGGGTAGGAGAAAGTGAATATGCACGTCATAAAGAGCTTGTCCGTCTTCTGGCGCGCAATCTTGCTCTTGAAGATATACTTTGGGAAGAAATTACTCTACATATTCGGGATATTAACCTACGAACAGAGCTCTTGCGCCAAAGAAATGCAATCGTTAAAGACATACATACGGAATTCAGAGCATTAAACATTGAAATACCAAGTGTAACAGAAACGAAAACAGAGGGATTTGCTTCCTTCTTAGAGGATTTAGCAGATGATACCAGTAAAGAACGAATCGAAGAAGCTCCAAGCCGCACTGACCGGTAAAGGCACTTACGATTCAAGAGAGTTAGAGAATATATTCGAGAAGTGTAGAACTAGCGAAGATAAAATGAGGAAATTGGTACGAGCTTTTTGTCAAGCGTACCTAATAGATAATAAACAAAGGGCTCTTAAATTAAGACCTTTACAAGAGGATATTATAGTTAAGTCATTAACGTATCCAAAGAACGACAAACAACGTAAACTAGCTATTTTAGCCCCTAGAGGTAGTGGAAAATCATACGCCCTAGCAGTATCTGTCACTATTTATATGTTCTTTAAAAGATTTAGGGATTTAATATTTATTTTGGCTCCATCAGAGGACCAAGCTCAATTAATCTTTGGGTATGTATATAGGAACTTTAAAGATAACAAGTTCTTAGATAGCTTAGTAGATAATTATAAATTTCACAATAAGCCCCATATACGCATGAAGGGGGGCACAATGATGCGTAGAGCTCCATTGGCGCCTAGTAACCAAGGACAGGCTATACGAGGCCAACATCCTACGTTCTGTATAGTTGATGAGTCTCCACTCATCGACGATAAATTGTTCGTGGATAATGTAGAACCATGTATAGTTAGTAACAAAGCACCATTTATCAATTTGGGAACCCCAAAATCAAAAGATAATCATATGTGGCGTTATTTGTATGATGATGCATATGCAGAGTCATATACTAGATTACATTATACATGGAGAGATGCTATCAAACCGGGCGATGCTTACACAGCTCCTTATAATGAAGAAGACATGTTAGAAAAGATGATGGAATGGGGAGAAGACTCTATATATTGGAGAACTGAATATGAGTGTGAGTTTGTAGAAAGTGTATCGAATGTTTTTACACCTGAGAAGGTTAAATCTTGTTTACATGAATTCGAAATTACGACCCCCGAAACCCTTGAGCAGGGTAGAGATTATGGCCCTAACATCACTATCGGTGTTGATGTTGGTAAATCTGTTAACTCTACTGTTATTACAGGATGGAAACGGGAGAAGCCTGTGGGGGATAATATCGGAGATGATGTTGCGAGACTTATATACATTGAAGAAATCAATCCTAGAACTGGGGGCCATGACATTCCATTTCAACGTCAGCGTATTATGGATGTCGCAAGTGCTCTTGGTGCTGATAAGCTTATTGTGGATTGTACGGGCATTGGTGGAGCTATCGAACAAGACCTCAGACTAGCTTCTATTAATGCAACACCACAAATACATTTTATAGCCTTTATATTTACTGGAGGACCAAGAGGTAGTAAGACCCAGATGTATAGAGATTATCAATCTTATATACAACAAGGAAGAGTTATAGTACCTAACCCAGAAAATCTTAAACCCCACGAAGCCCGTTTAATTAACAAATGGATAAGAGAACACTTTGATTTACAATATACTATGGATGCTACAAATAAAACAGAAAAGATTGCAGCACCTACTGGTAAGCATGATGATTATTGTGATAGTTCAGCAATGGGTATACACGCAACCTTAAGTATGTTACCCGGAAGTGGTAGTTTTGGGCAGGTAGATTTGAAACAAGGAGCGACGCAACGCATAAATAGAAGTATGACTGGAAAAGTGTCCGGTCGTGCACTTTTTACCACAAGACAACGCAATGTTCGGTTAAATAAGCATCGTTATGGCAATTTCTAAGGAAAGCTTTATATACTATTTTATATTAATTAATAATTAGCCATGTCGTTTATTGATAATGTAAGGCGTCGTTTTGCCAGTATTGGCAGCGCACCGACCTTCAAAAAGGATGACCCAAGAAGTTATGGAGAAGGAGTAATTAAGAGATTAAAATTATCTAACTCTAACTACGGTTTTCAAACGTCAGATAAATACGAAGAACACATTGGTAGTAACCGTATGTATCTTAATGTTTATCTAGCAGACCCAATAGTTAGAACCTTAATAGACCTACCATGTCTCTACGCAGTTAAAGATTGTTTTGATATAGTCACTGATAAAGATGACTTACGAGAAGATGTAGAAGAACTGTTCAGAGATATAAACATGGAAAATATACTTTATGGGTGGTTACGGAATGCACGTATATTCGGAACTGGATATTTAGAATGGACTGGAGACAATTTAGTTTTACGCTCAAGCCAGAACATGTATGTTAAAAGGAATGAGCACGGTCAAGTAATGTACTACTATCAGAAAATAGGTGATGACAAAGAAGATATAAGATTTGAACCTGAAGAGATAATAGAACTAAAGAATAATGCTTTTGAAGACTATGCATATGGGTTATCTGATATACACCCTATTATGTATCTAATAGATTTAAAAGATTATGCCGAAAGAGATATAGGGGCAGCGTTAAATAAATACGCTAGTTCCAGATTTGATATTTCTTGCGGTCTACCAGATATGCCTTACGGACCAGATAAAATAAATGAAATTGTTGACGCATTCAATAATCTAGCACCCGGTGAAGACATTATACACGGAAACGACATAGTTATTAAAGAGTTACAAGGCACACAACGTGCCTTTGAATACGGTAAGTATACCGACGATATTCTAAAGAAAATACACATGGCATTGAAAGTACCAATGACTATGTGGGATAGACCTGAAGAAGCTAGACCTATTTTCGAACCATATGTAAGATATTTACAGACTATGGTAGAAGGGGCACTTAATGCACAATTAATGCCACAATTGGAAAGTGGAGAAGCTAAATTCAAATTCAGGCAAATTAATGTTGAAGACGCATTCACTAAAGCTAAAACTGATATGATATATTTATCAGAAGGTGTATTATCACCCGGTGAAGTTAGAGAAGAGAGGGGTCTTGACCCTGAAGGAGTTGTAGAACTAGATATGGAAACTTCTGAAGACGTAAAGTCATCTCCTATCGAAAAAGAAAAGAGTGATAAGAATGCAAACATCTCTGGTGGAAAGAACGAAGATAAGAAAGAAGAATCCGCTAGAGCCCAAAATAGAGGCAATAAGCCGTCCGCAAACGCAACAGGAGATAGAGCATGAAATATAACAAATGCATACACACTGTAAGTACAACCCTAAAGAAACGTGGTTTTGATAACCACGCAGAGATGGCCGAAGGTATGTGTAACCTTTGGGCTGAGGAAAATGGTGTTGAGCGGGAATTTGGAACAAACAATATTGATAAATCTCTAGAGCCAGTGCGTCGCTCTTTTGCTCTCTCTTTTGGAGGAGAAGAAGAAGTTACACTTACCAGCGAAGAGGGAGTT